TTCTAACTCTTTTTGCTGTAGAAGATCCTTGTATTGCTTTATCAACCTTATCTCCTACTTGTTTGGCTGCACCTGTAACTTCTTTAGCTGCTCTAACTGTTTCTCCAGCTTCATTTAAACGAGTAGCACTTTTTGTATTTCCTCTAAGTGCTTTTGTTCCTTTTAAAAAAGCTCTTGCTAGAGTTCCACCACCAGCCCTTTTAACTTTTTTTCCAGCTAATTTTTTTGCATCATCAGCTTTTTTCTCAGCTAATTTTCTTGTTACTGAACCTGCACTTTTAGATCCTTCTATTAACTTCATTTGTTTATTCATAAGGTTTAATTGTTGTTTTTTATTTTTTATTAAAGCCTGACCTTTTAAACCTCTCTCTATTTTATGAAGTCTACGTATTTCTTTTTCATACGGATCTTTATCTTTACCAATTTTTTTAACAGCCTTTGCTGCTGCTCTTAATAACGAACCCCCACCAAGTTTTTTAACTATAGGTTTACGTTTTGTATCTTTTTTCATTGTCTTACTCCCTGTTTTAACTGCTTTACCTCTAGCTATTTCTTCCTGAAGTTTAGTATTTGCTTTAGGTTTTTGTCCAGATCCTTTAGGTAGTTTCTCTCCCCGTTTAAGGTGTTTAACTCTAAGCATACGAAACTCTGGGGCTGAAATCTTCCCTGTTTTGTGTTTTACTAATGCTTTAATAAGTGTTCCCACTGACATTTTAAATTCTCCTCTAGCTTGCGCCCTGTGTTATAGTATCAGGACCACCAGCAGGAGATGCAGCTACAGCCATATCATCTTGTCGAGTCCTTCTCGCTTGATTGCGTAGTGTTGCTATGGCATTTTGATATTCCCCTTGCCATACGGGAAGTGTATTCCAATCTTTCATGTACATTGTAGCTTCTACCATGCATCCTGCAAAGAGAGCTTCATAACAATATTCACTAAGATAATTACTTATAGTCACACTCGTACCTGTAGCAGATGCTAGAGGGAGTGGTGATGATTGTGTTTGTATTTCAACTGTAAGTGCTGAAACTGGGGTAGGGACTATTTTTATACTTGAGTTGTTACGCCTTGTATAGTATCTAGGCGTTCCTGTAGATGCACTTACAGGCCAGTAGTCATTCACATACTCTACTGTCCTTTGAAGAAGATTTGTTACTGTTGTTCCTGTGCTAACTTTATAGTTTACATTACGAACAATTCTAGCTCTATCACTTAAAGACACAGTTCCTGCATTACCAGAGGACACAGATATTGTTGCGTATTCATTTAATCCAGCATCATCAAGATCTTTAACCATACGTAGTTCTGTCTTATAGATAATTGTAGACACCTGAGTAGCAAACTCAGTAGAGTCATTCTCAGTCGTATTGATTAAGTCTGTCTTTAAGTAAGAGTAATTCGGCATACTAACCTACATATAAAGTAATTGTTGGAAGCATTGTTCCTGTACCTGAAGTACTGCAACAGACTACTCCATTTACACCTATGCCTAATTCTCCTATATACATATCATTAGAATCCGTAGCTCCAACCCTATATCGTATGGCTGTGCCTTTAGCAGTCTTATTTGTAATCTGCCTTGCACCTGTAATATCTATTTCACCTGCTAATGTAGAGTAAGTATGTATAGCTAAAATTCTTGTAGTGGTTGGACGGTTGTTACCTGTTCCATTATTACCTACAGTTGCATTACTGTCTACATACCTAAATAGAGTTTTAACTTCACCATTAATACTTGTATTGGTAGCTGCTTTAATATTTGTACTCATATCATCTCCTTATAATAATGAGGAAGAGGCTTTACACCTCTCCCCCATATATTAATTAACCTGCGCTACCGAAGTAACCACGCCAATCAGAAACACCAAAGCTATAACGCTCCCGTGCCTTGAACCGAAGATTACCAGTATCGAAGTCTGGCTCCATCTTGGTCTGAAGTGGGGTACGGTTAAACATCTTAGCACCATTAGGTACATCAGTCTTGACGAAGTAAGCGTCAGTGTCTGTGAACCTACGGTTGATGTAATAACCATCAGGTAACATACCAAGGTGACGAGTAGCATTTACTGCATTCGTGTTTGGATTCGTATCTCCAGCACTCGTTTGAGTATTGCCGGGACTAGAAAGAACACGGTCTGCAATTGCCCATGAGTCAACTGGGATGTGTAGACTTTTAGCACTTGCACCAATCAAGATACCACGATCATCCGTAATCTTCTGGATGTTGGTTAGAATGGTTTCAAGTGTAGCCTCTGACAGGTCAGCAGCAGCAGCTAAGTTGCTCTGATTACCAGCAGAGATAGTTGGGTGTGCAGCAGAAAAGAATGCAGCACCATCACCAATAGCATCTGAGAAGCCATTGTTGAATAGATTTGCAGCTTTAACCTGCTTAGTGTTAGCCATTGCACGAGCAAGACCTCTAGCACGAAGCTTGGCAAACGTATCATAAAGATTGTCTTCCATTGCTTCTTCTGTAATGGCAAATGCCAATGCTACAGTCTCAGCCGTATAACGGGCTACATAACTCTCTTGTGCGTCATCATAAGTAACGGCAGCACCTTCACCTTTAGTTGGCGCAGAGCCAAATCCAGTGAATAGTACTTCTTCTTCAAAAGCACGATCTGAGTTTTCAATTTCATAGAGAGGTTTATGCTCATCATTAACTTCTCCATACTCAACTCCAAACACAGCATTTAAGCCGGGAAGGAGTTCTTTACTAATACTAGCTCTATTTATAGCCATAATAAATCCTCCCTATTAAGCACTAGATGCTGTTGCCGTGACATAATTATCACGGTGTGTGTTAAGATATACTTCAACGATTGGATATGCATCACCATCACTCTCGTCAGGTAGTTGCGCTCTACCAATAACCCGTGCAGGAAGTTCTGTTTCTGCACCTGAAGAGGCCATTAAGTAGTAACTGGATTGACCAGTTGTAGTGCTTCCTGAAGATGCTGTTGAACTGACGGTTACATTGTAGTTCTTTACAATGAGAGCTTCAGCAGCAGATAGAGTTAGTGAACATTGAATGTGATAAGTTTGATCGGCATTAGTAATGACGAAAAACTTAATATCTGAGGCACTAGTTCCACCCGTCCAGTAACGTGAGAATTTTTGTTCTCCATTTTCAACATACTGACAACCCATGAAAACCCCTGAAGGCTTAAGAGTTGTAGCAATAAATGGTGAGATAGTTGCAAAGTTTGCACCCGGCAGAACTACTGGATCACCAGTGAAAATGTTGTTAGTAGGTGTTCCTGCAAGGCCAGTAGATGACCAAGCAATGACATCAGTTACAGCTTCATTGTTGTAACCTCCACCTTTCATACGAGCAGGAGTAAAGCCACGAAATGCTTTAGTAGTAGACATGTGTTTCTCCTATGGTTAAAAAGAAAAGCTTAGTCTTGAAAAGACGGTTGCCTTCCTTTTGTTATTACTGACTTACTTGAATTTGTAATCGGCATACGAGAGTTATTTCCACTCATGAGTTGTGCATTTACCGCATCCATCATGTCATTAGCTTTATTCTCATAATGCTTCCTTCTAGCCGTTACCTTTCCAGTTGGCAGTTTTGCCAATGCTAAGTCTCCACGACAGACTGTTCCAGTATAACGACCTTCTTTCCTTACGAAGGATGTAATTGCAAGTTCAGGAACCTCATCAGGTGTTACAAATTCCCAACCCTGTTGTTGTTTCTTGCCAATATTAGTGATATCATCCTGTCCCTTTACAGATATGCGTAACCAACGTAATGACATTCCGTCATTGTTGAATCGTGCTTCTACCTCTTCAGGTATCTTGAGGGCATCTGGCTCCTCAAAGGTCCATTCTTCTTCTCTTGTATTAGCTTCTCGACTTGTATTACTACGTACTTCATTTCGTGTTGTCATTCTTTATCTCCCACGTTAATTTATGTTTGTATACCCGTCTGAGTCATCAATCTTTAACTTCTCAGCGGCATATCTTTCAAGCGGTATGTCCCATTTCTGTGCTAACCTAACATCTTCTTTTGATAGCTTAACCTTTTTAGAATTGGTTGGGGATGAACGTGACCCTCCCGATACTACTTGAGCAGGTTGTGACGTATTTTCCTGCACACGATTTTGGCTTTCCTCAAACTTTTGTGGAAAAGCCGATTGGATTCTTTTATTAATTTCTTGATAGAAGTCTTGATCTGTTGGATCATACCCTTCTCCTTTTAGCTCTGCATCTATTGCTAGAGCAGCAGCAGTCATAACATTATCTTTACCAAACCAATCATTGTCAGAAGCCCATTGCTCTGCCCTTGGATCAGTCCTTTGAGGTGCAGGTTGTTGTTGTACCTGTTGTTGTGGTGCAACTTCTTCCTGTATCTCCTGATAATTATTCTGAGCAGCAGTTACATTCTTAAGATCTATCTGAGCATCGTTAAGCATTTCCTGTGCTTTAAGAACTCTATCTTTATCACCTTCTTCAAAGGCTTCTGCGTAAACTGCTCTTGCCAGTTCTATCTTATCAGTTAGTTGTTTCTCAGAAGCATCTAGACTAGACTTCCCTAATACATTTACTTCTTTATCTTTTGTTCTGAGGTTACTACTTAGTTCCTCATTTTTTTGGATGAGAGCTTGAATATGTTCATCACGTTCTTTACGTTCTCTAATAAGTTTCCTTATTCTTTTTTCTGCTCCCTGAGTTTTAATACCTTCTAGTTCAGGTTCTTCAGCTTTAACAGGCTCTTCTTCCTGCTCAATCTCTACTTTAGTTTCTTCTTTTTCCTGTACTTTTATCTCAGGTTCTTTCTCAATAGGTTCTTCAAATTCTATTTCTATTTTATCTTCTTGCTCTGCATTCTGAACACTGACTGTGTTCCAATTATCGTCTTCCATTTTATTATCCTTCCGTTGTTTACGAAACAAACGACTTACGTAAAAATTTTGTACATACTCTATTATACCATAAAATTAACCATTTGACAAATTAATTCGACCCTTTACTTAAATTAAATGTAGGATCAAGATCTTTTGGATCTTCTAGTCTCATGGTTATCTGGTCATCAAAGAGTAGAATAAAGCGTACACCCTTATAAAAAAGCTTAGTTCCTATTAGTTTTCCATAAGAAACATAGTCACCAACCTTACACCAAGCACCAGCAGGGAACTTCTCTTTATCAAGATAAGCTAGATCTCCTAATGCTATTACCCTACCTACAGTTGTTAGGTAAGACATATCATCTTTAGTAGAGTCAGGAATATAAATACCACCTTTTGTCACACTCTTAACTGACACAGGACGTACTAATACATGATAGCCGGGAAGTTCTGGCAATACTTCTGGGTCTGCCATTTCTTCTACATCTGTAATCCATTTATCATTCTTTACTGATCCACCTAAGTGTTGTTCTCTCATTTTAGTCTTCATCTCCATATGTTCGTTTTTTAATAATATCTGTTAGATTATTCCTAGCCCACTCAAGACTAGAGATAGATCCAACAATTTGACGGTAGTGAGCATAATCTTCTGCTGCACCATTTCCTAAAGAAATACGAAGAGTGTTAATCTCTTGATTAAACTCTTTGATTACTTCATCCCAAACTTCCATTACTTTTACTTAGAACCCTTTGCAGGCATTTTCCAAGCATAGTCAGGCCATTCGTTTAAGACGGCACGGGAACTACGATTACCCGATATATCTTTATCATAGGCATTTCCAAAAGACTTACCACTTGGCTTAACATGCTCTAGGTATCCTTTACCTTTCTTCATCATTACTCTTCTCCCTTTTCAATAATATCTTTTAAATTACGTTCTGCTGTTCTCTTATCTTCAGCAAGTTCTTTTTCTTCTTCAACTGCCAACTTACCAAGAACATCCATTGACTTAAGTTCTTTACGACTTTCTCTATCTAACGCAGCTTTTTCTTTCTTAAAGTTATCAGCAGCACCTGACTCAAGCATATTAATGATTTGCTCATTCTCATCAAGTTCTAGTTGTTTCTCTTTAAGCTCCATCTCAGCAGCTTGTACAACTGTATCTTGTTGTAGCTTCTGCTTCTGAAGTTCTACCTTGGCTTGTTCAAGAGCTACAAGTTGTTGTTCAGGTGATTGAGCCATTCCAGCAGCTTTGTTAGCATTCATTACTTGTTGTGCAGCCTGAGACATTACCATCTCAACTACAGAAGGATTCTGCTGTTGTTCTGGTGGTAGTTGTTGCATAGCTTGTTGTGCTACACCATTAACCTGTTCTTGATACTGCATAACTGAATGTTCTTGTATATTAGCTTGAAGTATTGGAGCAATACGTTGCATAATAGGATTAGCTCCATTCTTAGGATCTTCAAGATAAGCCATCTTAGTCTGTATATGTGCCTCATGGTTCTGACCCGGAAAGGCAGCAATAGGTATACCCTTGGTTGCAGCCATGATATCTGACACTGGGTCCATCTGTTGAGGTTCAACCTTTGGTGGTAAGATATCTTCTAGGTTAGGCATGTTAGCTGCCTGTAGTATTGTCCTATTCAAAGCTTCTAGATTAAACATACCGGGAGGTGACTGTTGTGCCATTTGTAATGCCATGTTAGCCATCATCATACGGTGTGCGTTGGAAGGGATGTTAGGATCAGATACAGGTATGATATCTATACGACCATCAAAATCCTTCTTGAATATACTACGATCTTCAAATGGAACATCATAAGGATATTCTTCTGGTAGATAATCATAATCTATCTTAGCTAATATTCTAAATTCATCCTTCTGAGATTTATGTACTCGCTTATGGATTGCACTAAAGAACTTACTACTGGCTTCTAGTAGAGCCATCGTAGTCCCAACGGGTCCATAGGAGGCAGCATCAGAGACAACTTGCTCTGTGCTGTCTGCAAACCGCTGACCAGCAGCAGCTACAAAATTCAACATCTGGAATAGAGTTGAGGAAGGCTCTTTGTAAGGCAGGGGAATAATAGCCTTAGAGAGATCCATTCCAGTTGCTTCAACCTCCTTGAACTCACCGGGTGAGATTGGATCGTTATCTCCGACCATTCTCAACCCTTTAGCCTTGAAACCTCCCGGTAAATTGGAGAACTGTCCTGCATCTATGAGAGATCTCATGGCAGCAGTTGCACTCATGGTGAGATTACCTAGGAAATGGATCAAGCCTAATCCATAGAAACCAAAGCCCGGAACAAATCTATAATGCACAAAGTGACTGCGCTTCTCTTTATTCTGGTCATTCTGCTCGTAGTTTCTACGAATACTTAATACTTGCCTTGATTGTTCTATAACTGTAACAATATAAGGAAGTGATTCTCCTGTGTCTTCTATGTCTAGATAGCAATGCTGTTCTAGTAGAAGATACTGTGGGTCATTGTCAGAGGAAGGAGACATACCAATAATGGTATCCATCTTCTGAGTAAACCCTGTAACATTAATTTCATTTGGTTCTGGTAAGTCTACGTCATCATAAACACCAGCCCTGATATCCTTCTCCATATCAATAGGACTACGATAGATCAGGTGTGTGTACCTGTCAGCATTTCTAAGGTCAGTTGCATAGTAAGACACATAGAACTGATCAATAGGTATGAACTCTGAGACAGGCCGTCTTAGTGTAGCACTGTAGTAAACCTTCTTGAATGCAGAACCTATCAAGGGGAGATGGAACAACATTCTTTCAAACTCATCGAAGTATTCTGGCATCTGCTCAGTTACTTGGAAGTTCATGAAGTTCTGTACCCTGTTGGCTTGCATCTCTTTCTCAGGGGTAGACTTACCCATGATGTTTGCCTTGACAGGACCACTGGCAGGGAAGAGTTCTGCTGAAGCCTTGGATTGAAACTTAACTGCTGACTCTATCAAAAGTGGGTGTACGGCTGTACATGCGCCATCAAAGGGATCTGTTCCCG